TGGGTGGCACTAGGGTTACAATTACATTTACAATTGATGATGAGGTGGCATAATGGGTATTAAAATAGCAAATAAAGACGGTTTCAGATATGGCGAGAGTGCCTACCTAATAGGCCACGAATTTGGGTTGATCTGTGTCGCCTACGGTAACAATGAGCAGGAGGCGCTGGATAATGCGGTTGATGCTGGTTATGTGGACTCTGAGTTAATGTCAGACAACGACCATGCAGAATATGACGCTAACGGGTGGCATGATTCCTTTATATATGCAGGCAATGCCAGCGAGCCATTTTGGAGCGAGTACCTGTGGATTAAACCAGCGAGTGAACGAAAGGAGGTGGCATAATGGAACTAGGATATAACCAAGAGTGGCAAACACAGGCGCGAGGCTCTAATGATTCAGAGTATCAGGTTTACCTTTCCTGTGCTGACGATGGCAACGGTATTGACTTTACCACCGGAAAGCCCTTAAAAACTTATGATGAATGGTTAAACACATAGCGAGGTGACGTAATGAAAAACAAAGGCGAAGTAATCAGATTTAAACTTGAACTAATGGCGGTAATGCTGGTGTCTGGACGCGAGGATCAGGCACAGGAATTAATGCAGCAGGCGCTAGATTTATGTGATACAATCACGGAACAAATGCCAAAGGAGGCGGAGTAATGAGTAAATGGGATGATTGGGTGGAGATAAGCACCACCAGAACAGCACTACATAATGGTGACGCCCCTGAGTTTTTCCAGCAGGCAGGCATTTGGATAGAGGAGCTTCAGGCACAGTTAGACAATATGGTCAACTCTGACAATGTATTTAATGAGGTTAAGACTCAGGTGCTACAGGATTTAATACGCAGTCTGGACGATGACAGAGCAGCAGCACTGCAATTAATGGTAGAGCGAGGGTCTGACCAATGATCAACCACCCATACAAAGTAGGACAGGTAACAAAGGAATTAGAAAGGCGCAAACGCGCAGAGTCCAGACAATTTATGCTTTTTGGTTTGCTATTGTTTGTCGGATATGTTATGGTAGGCACACTTGAATACGGGAGTTTAGTACAATGAAAGACCCAGATTGGCATCACGGGCCGGACGAAGATGACGAGGATACAGTGGAACAATGGGAGATTGACGCGGCACTAGCAGAGGATCAAGGTGATGATCAGTGGTTAAACGATAACGAGAAGGCATATATTGCAGGCTTTAAGGCAGGCTCAGGGCCACAGGAGGTAGAACTGTCAGCCTATGAGCGAGGTGTCAGAGCCGGTATAATTCACAAGCATGGAGGTAATAACTAATGCGCCTATTCAACAGGACATTATCAGTAGAATTAATCAATGGGTGTGGAGTATTCCTTGAGTTTGCCGACAGTAGAGCAGTCTGGGTATATAACACAGAGACAGACAGGATGTTTGCTATGCCCTTTGAAGGCGTGCTGTTACACTTGCCCTTCATTCTGATCAGCTACGGGCTAGTATATGAGGAAATTGAGCAATGATATTGTTGGGATTGGGTGTTGTCTTTGTTGTGTGGCTAGTATATACTGCCTTCACACTGGAAGACCCAGCACTGGACAACACGATAGAGGATGATTATTATGAGTAAAATAAAAGAGAACCTGTTGGGCTATGAACACGAGCCTAGCGACTGGATAGAAGAATCAGCACATGTAATGGTTGACGAGTTGATAGAGTATCAGGTATACTGTATGTCACTATCTGAGCTAACATCCAGAGTAGCCAAACAAATGCGTGACGAGTACTATGGTAACTCGTACACTGAGATGACACAAAAATACAATGAGGTATTCCCAAATGAGTAGATGCAGAGCGTGTGACGTTATCCTAAACGAATACGAGCTAAAGAGAATAGACCACCAGACAGGCTTACATCTTGACCTGTGCAATGAGTGTGCTTCCCATTCAAATGATGCAGTGTTGGATGAGGTAAATAAAATATTTGATAGCTTAAGCAATGACGAGCTTGACAGGATGATTAATACTTGATATAATACTCATGTAGTTAAGGGAAATGTTTTAGAATTAATCTTAAAAGTTTAACCAAACGATACTTAAGTAGTATCAAACCACAACCAAGAGGAAATACCATGGCAGTAGTAGAAGGCACAATTGCATTTGAAAACCTAGACACCCACGAGATGTATCAGGGTCAATCCACTGGCAAGTATTCAGTTGTCATTAGCTTAGACGATACCACAGCAGAGCAGTTGGCTGGTATGGGTGTCAAGCTACGCGAGTACGAGGGTACTAAGCAACGTAAGTTTAGTACAAAATATGATGTACCTGTGATGGATGCAGATGGTCAGGCCTTTGCTGGTCGCATTGGTCGCGGCTCTAAGGTACGCTTACTGTGGGCAGAGGGTCAGCCACATCCAGTCCACGGCATGGGCACGTACCTTAACAAGATCAAGGTGCTGGAGGTAGCAGAGCAGGGAGAAGGGGAGGACTTTTAGTGACAGCAGAGTCAACCTTTGTTCGACATGAGCCGTGCCCATCGTGCGGCTCATCTGACAATCTGGCTCGCTATAGTGATGGACATGCAGTCTGCTTCTCTGGGGGCTGCAACTATTACGAACACGGCAACGGTCAGGTAGGTCAGGCAGTACAACGTAAACCAGCGAGGTCATTAGAGATGACAGGTGTAATAGCAGCGATACCCGACAGGCGTATCAATCAGGAGACAGCGAGGCGTTACGGTGTCACTGTAGAGTATGGCGTAGACGGTAAGATAACCAAGCACCACTATCCATACTATGACAAGGACACGGGCACTGCGACAGGTACTAAGGTACGCATCGTAGATAACAAATCATTCTATGCAACAGGAGGTTTTGACAATGCGGGTCTCTTCGGGCAGCAGGCGTTCAAGAGTGGCGGTAAGTACATCACGGTCACAGAAGGCGAGGCGGACGCACTTGCTGTCAACGAAATGTTCGACGGGAAGTGGCCAGCAGTCAGCATCAGATCAGGAGCAGCAGGCGCAGCCAAAGACATCAAAGCAAACCTAGAGTGGCTTGAGACCTTTGACAACGTGGTCATCTGCTTTGACAGCGACAAGGCTGGACAGGAAGCAGCCAAATCAGTGCTTGATCTGTTCACACCTAACAAAGCTAAGAACGTAACACTCCCCATGAAGGACGCAGGGGATATGCTTAGAGACCGTAAGGTGCAGGACTTTGTTAAGGAGTGGTGGAACGCTAAAGCATACCAGCCGGACGGTATCGTGGCGGGCAGTGAGACATGGGACATGATCATCAAGCAGTCCAATGTCAAGTCCATTGACTACCCGTGGTCATGCCTCAATGAGTACACTCACGGCTTCAGGGCTAAAGAGTTAGTGACCATCACATCAGGGTCAGGCATGGGTAAGTCACAGATCGTCAGGGAGCTAGAGCATTACCTGCTAGGCGCAACGGAAGACAACATAGGTATCTTAGCACTGGAGGAGGACATCCCCAAGACAGCGTTAGGTATCATGTCCATTGAAGCCAACAAGCAGCTACACCTAGACAAGACCGTGACTCAGGAAGAGAAGAAGGGATACTGGGACAGGACGATGGGATCAGGACGTATCTATATGTTTGATCACTGGGGCAGCACGAGCGAGGACAACCTGCTAGGACGCATACGCTACATGGCTAAAGGATTGGACTGCAAGTGGATCATACTGGATCACCTCAGTATTGTTGTCAGCGATCAGGACAATAACGATGAGCGTAAGGCCATTGACAGTATTATGACCAACCTTCGCAAGCTGGTTCAGGAGACAGGCGTAGGGTTGTTCCTAGTGTCACACCTTCGCAGACCTAGCGGTGCTAAAGCACACGAGGATGGTGGTAAGATAAGTCTGGGAGAACTCAGAGGTTCGGCGGCAATCGCGCAACTTAGCGACATAGTTATTGGTTTGGAGCGTGATCAACAACACGCAGACCCTGAGACACGCAACACAACCTGTGTCCGTGTGTTAAAGAATAGGTTTGTGGGCTTGACAGGGCCAGCCTGTTACCTGTATTATGATAAGGTGTCTGGTCGAATGATAGAGACCAGTTGTCCTACCGGAGATGATGCGGAGTTTTAAATGAAGCAGATTGTATTTGACATTGAGGCTAATGGTTTTGAACCTGATACATTATGGTGTATCGCAGCTTATGAGTTAGACAGGAAGCAGATGTCATGGTGGGTAGGTGATGACATGCTGGCATTCAATGACTGGATCAAGGGGCATGGAGACTGTGAAGTGATAGGCCACAACATACTTGGCTATGACATACCAGTCCTAGAGAATCTACTAGGTACAGACTTTAGCAAATGCAAAGTAACTGACACGCTAGTGATGTCAAGACTAGCCAACCCACAGCGACACAACGGACATTCCCTAGAGAACTGGGGTACTATACTGGGGCAACCCAAAGGAGACTACAGTGATTTTACTACGTACTCACCTGCTATGCTCGACTATTGCAAGCAGGACGTTAGCGTTAATGTGCTGGTGTACCAGAGATTACTTCTTGAGCTTGCAGATTTTGGAGCTGAAAGCATTAGCTTGGAACACCAAGTACAAAGCATTATACTACAGCAAGTTAAAGCAGGATGGCTCTTAGACCAAGAGAAAGCATTCCTATTATTAGCGGAACTAAAGGAGAAAAAGTATGACCTTGAAGACGAAGTGCATAAGACTTTCAAACCGTTACCAACATTTGTCAAAGAGATTACACCCAAGATTAAGAAAGATGGTACGTATTCGGTTGTTGGGCTTAAGTTTCTAGGTGATGACTGGGACACAGCGGTAGCACCGTTTAGCCGCATTGACTTTCCAGAGTTTAACCTTGGATCACGACAGCAGATAGGGAGATACCTGCAATACTTTGGCTGGAAGCCTAAGAAGTTTACTGAGACAGGACAGGCCATCGTAGATGAGGCAGTGCTGAGTACAGTGACGGGCATACCACAGGCTTCACTGATAGGTGAGTACCTAATGATACAGAAGCGTATTGCACAGGTACAAAGCTGGGTAGAGGCAGTTAAAGAGGACGGTAGAGTACATGGGTACGTCAATCCTAACGGCGCTGTAACAGGCCGTATGACACACTCTAGTCCTAACATGGGGCAGGTTCCAGCGGTATACTCACCTTACGGCAAGCAGTGTCGTGATGTGTGGACTGTACCGGAGGGTTACAAGCTAGTAGGTATGGACGCTAGTGGCTTGGAACTACGGATGCTTGCACACTACATGAATGATGAGGCATACACTAATGAAATACTCAACGGAGATATTCATACGGCAAACCAGTTGGCTGCGGGCCTTGAAACTAGAGATCAGGCAAAGACTTTTATATACGCTTTCCTTTATGGGGCAGGAGACTTTAAAATCGGAAGTATCGTTGGAGGAACTAAGCGTGATGGTAAGAGACTTAAGGAAAAGTTCCTCGCAAATACGCCATCTCTTGGACAGTTACGAGAACGAGTTGGAGTGGCGGCTGGAAGAGGCTTTGTTTATGGACTGGATAGGAGAAGGGTGTCCATACGATCAGAACACGCTGCATTGAATAGCTTACTCCAGTCAGCCGGTGCTATTGTTATGAAGAAAGCATTGTGTTTACTGCATGAGTATGCTATACTATGGGGTATAGACTTTAACATTATAGGAAACATACATGATGAAATCCAGACAGAAGTCAGACAGGAGAAGGCTGAGGTTTTCGGAAGGCTCGCAACAAGCTGCGTGGAAGCCGCAGGACTGCACTACAACCTCAACTGCCCACTTGCAGGAGATTACAAAGTCGGAAACAGTTGGGCAGACACGCACTAAGGGAAAGTATTACAAGGATAATAAGTCAGCAGTGCAAGCCAGAGATGCTAAACGTATGTGGGTCAACGGAAAGGAAATAAAGAAGACACACCCGCTGTACAAGTCAGGACGTTACAAAGGGTTTGAGGATGCAGCCTTTAGTTCCCTAGAGAACTTCAAGGACAACTCACAGGGTCAGGTGTACGTTATTGCTAACCCTGCATGGAAAGACTGGGTTAAGGTAGGGATGGCAGTGGACGCAATGGATAGAGCAGGTACCTACCAAACGTCCTCACCTTACAGAGACTACACGTTGTTGTATACCTACGATGTAGATGACAGGAGAGCAGCGGAGTCAGCAGCACACACAAGATTAGCAAAGGAATGTGACAACATCAACGAGTG